AGGTTTGCGGCGTTGAGGTATCCGCGCACAAGCATTTCGGCTGTGTCGATAGCCTCTTGCACTATTTCGGTGTCGTCGTCGGTGATTTGTTCCACTTGGTAGGAATAGAGAACCGACTTTAATTCTTCGGGGATAACCATTTTATTAATGTTTTAATGCATAATTCATAATGCATAATTATGAATTACTGGGGTTAATATTCAATTTCACTGCCGGTGCTGGAACTTTGTTGATGTCAGTTCGTGAGCGGGTGAGTGTGTGATAGGTAAGGGTGTAGACCGAGTAATTCTTTTCGGCATCAACCTTTTGAAGGCGACGGCGCGAAAAGGTGGCAAACTCGGGTGTGGCGTAACCTTGCAATAGGTCGTTAACCTCGCCAATAATGTCGAATATGTCGTAACCTTTGGCTTTGTTGGGTGCTTTTTGAGAGGTGTTATAAAAGTTTTGTACCGCTATTGTAACGGTGAACTCAATGTCCGCCACCTGTTCACGGTTCAAGAGGTCGGCATATTCCACACCTTGGATATCCGTTAAAGCGCAAGGAAATTTCACCGCCGGAGGTTCCAGTTCAAGTTGTCCCCAGTCGCGGTCCACATATTTGAGCGATTCCAACGAATCGAGGCGGGCGTTAACAATCTGCAAAAGGTATCCTATATTCATACTGTTTTTGTGTTTGATTATGGTGCAAAATTCAGCGTTTAGAGGCTCAGAGCGAAAAATACTGTTTAAAATGAGTAAAGTTTTTTGGTACGGTATAACTAACGTCCATTTTTGCACTACCGAAACACAAAAACCATGAACAGTAAGACCCAAGAACGCGAACTTGCACGGCTCTACTACATGCAGGGCGAACAACAGAAAACCATTGCCGAAAAACTCGGCATCGGCGAAAACACCGTTGCCCGATGGGTGAAAGACGGACAATGGGAAGCCCGCAGAGCCGCACTAAATATCACACGCCCCGAAATCGTAAACAAGATACTTGTGCTAATAAGCAAGATACTTGAAAAGGTGGACGACATAGAGGAGATGGAACCCGAAGCACTTGCCCGCCTAATATCGCAGATACAGAAACTTGCAAACAGCATAGAAAAACTTGACAAACGGGCCACGGTGATGGACAACATCGAGACCTTCCAGAACTTCAACCGATGGATGGAGGCGCAAATGAAAGAAGACCCGGAACTAACCCCTCCTCTAATAACCAAGATTGCACAATTGGAAGATCGATTTGTTACCGAACAATTCAACAAAGGAAAACTCAGTAAGTAATGCATAATTCATAATGCATAATTCATAATTCAAAATTCATAATTAGCGATGCGAATAGTTTTATGTGATAGCGAAACAATCAACAGTTACGGTTTTAAGACCGACGTAAAAGGCATCAACCTTTCCCGGTTTGAAAAGAACCCCGTAATGCTTTACCAGCACAACCCACATACGGTGATAGGCCGATGGGAAGACATTAAGATAGAAGGCGGGCAATTGAGTGCCACGCCTGTGTTTGATATGGAAGACCCCGAAGCGGCAGAAATAGCCCGCAAGGTGGAGCAAGGCTTTATCAAAGGTTGCTCGATGGGCATTGTCATTAAACAGATGACACGCACCAAAGGCATCGACACAGCCACCGAAAGCGTATTGCTCGAAGCCTCTATTGTGAGCATTCCCGCCGACGAAAATGCCCTTGTGGTATACGACAGCGAAGACAAACAGAATCAACTCAGTATAAACGATTTTAACAAACTTTTTTACATCATGGAAAAGAAAGAACCCGAATTGCAACCCGACAATTCAGAAATAACATTGAGCCAGCGCAACATGGAATTGCAGGCTCAGGTAGACGAACAAACCGACACCATCAAGGCTCTTAACGCCAAGATAGACGAACTCAAACGCGACCTTGCCGAACGCGACTACCGCGAGGCTGAGGCATTCGTAGACAAAGCCATTGCCGACGGCAAAATCACCGAAGAGGTGAAAAGCGAGGCATTGAGTTTTTACCTCTCATTCCCGAAGGAAACGGAGAAATTGTTTGCTAACATTAAGGGTGTAGAGGCAGACGAGCCGTCTGCGCTCCAAAGGCAAACATTAAGCGAGATGGTAAACAAGCAAGCAGCCCCCACACAAACATGGGACGAACTCGACCGCATACCCGGCGCACTCCGAAAACTCAAAGACGAAAACCCCGAAGAGTTCAAACGCCTTTACCGTGAAAAATTCAATCAGGAATGGACACGGTTCTAATTCACAATTCATAATAATTAGTAATTTTAAAACATAGAAAACCATGGCATTAAACAAAGAAATTTGGGTAAACGACATTAAAGAACAATTGTTACCCGACAACACATTCGTAACCAAAGGCACCGACTATTCAGCCTTTGCCGACAACCACCAGATACACATTCCCGTAGAAACGGGCTTAATCAATGTGGAGAAAGACCGCAGCGTATTGCCCGGCACAGTTACCACCAGCAACGACACCGAGGCTGTAATCACAATGCACCATTTCACCACCGACCCCGTGCGCGTGTACAACCCCGAAGACGTGGAACTGAGTTACGACAAACGCCGCGTTATCACCGAAAAGATTGCCAAGAGCCTCAACCAAAAGATTGCCACCGAAGCCATCACAGCCATTGCAGCCTACAAAGGCGGAGCAATCGCAGCCAACGCCAAGGTGCTTGACATCTTGCGCGAACAGGCACAAGCATTCGACGAGGACGACTATCCCGAAACCGACCGCTACGTGGTACTTTCGGCAGCCGCATACGCCAAACTGTTGAAAGAACTCACCGACGCACAAACCAATGCCTTCCTTGCATGTGCCGATGCAGAAAGCGGCGTAATTGGCAACATCTTCGGCTTGAACATTATGAAACGTTCTACCATTGCCGACAATGTGGCATACATCGCTTGGCACAAGAGCGACTACAACTTTGCCCTCGGCGATGTGGAAATCTACACACAAGAAAACGCCCCCGAATACTACGGCACAGTAATCAGTGCCAGTGCAAGATTTGGCGCATACCTTCCACCCGTAGAACAACAGGGCAACGGCGGAAACGAAGGCCAATGAGGCGCAGGCGACTAATCCCGGATCTCTCTATTAAAAGTTAATAACTAAGTTTTGTCTCGCCCCCCATAGGTGGAGCGCCGCAAGCATGGCCCACAGAGGCGCAATGTTTTAAGGCGCACACAATACACCCGGCCATTGAGCAAACGGACAACCGACGGGGGGCTTTTTTACAAACAACAGCAAACACACTACAACAATGGAAACCGTAGACGCAGTAGGCATATTTCAAAACCTTGCATATCCGGTGGCAGTGTCGGTAATACTGTTTTTGGCGGTGTTTTTCATCGTGAAAAAGATGTTAGCCGAAATGCAATTGCGCGAGGAGGCCAACACAAAACTGCGCGATAAATACATAGAGTATCTGCAAAAGTCGAACGCCGAATTGGTATCAGCCATAAACGAAAACAGTAAGGCATTCAATAGGTTTTCGCAGGTATTGGAAAAGATAGAGCGCAAACTAAAAGCACCGGACAATTAACAATGCATAATGCTTAATTCATAATTCATAATGCATAATTCATAATTATAAACACATTAAAACGACATTATTATGTTACCATACGTAAAAATAGACTTCAAAAACGGCGGACTTGGCGGCGTGGAGGCGATGGACGATGGCGTTACCCTTGCCATTATGCCCGGATTGAACCTCGACGTGGACATTGACTGCCAAACCTACGAAGACTTTGTGGAGCGCGCCGACACAGAAAGCCAAGAAGTGGCGGCATTTTTCAGAGAGGCAGGCGGCAAATGCCGTTTGATAGTATCGAGCCTCGAACCCACCGAAGCCAACATCAAATCGCTGCTCTCAGCATACGCCGGCGAAGTGCGCAACGTGGTAGTAGACGGCGCAACATCGGCAATGCTCAACACCCTCCAAGCAGTGGGAGAATGGGCTGCCAACGAACTCTACGCCCCCGTGATGTTTTTTGTTTCGGTTGGCGGAGTAACGCCCAAGACACTCGGACTTAACCGTGTGGCAGTGGTAGACACCGTAACATCCGCAGAAGAAAACGGCGTGGCACTATTGTGGTACGCTGCCGGACGGTCGGCACAGATACCAGTGCAGCGATCGATGGCAAGAGTAAAAGACGGCGCACTCACAGCCACAGAATTTTGGTACGAGGAAGGCGGCGAGGCAAAACTTGTAGACAACCTCTACGCCGAACCCAAGCACAACAACGGCTACATCACCGTGCGCACATTCCAAGGCAAAGCGGGCTACTACATTAGCGACGACCTTATGGCCACCGCAGCAAGCGACGATTACGCACTTGTACCACGCCGCAGAACTATCGACAAAGCCTACCGCGTAGCCTACAAAACTCTTGTAGAATACATCGGCGACGAAATACCCGTAACAGCCGACGGCACAATACCCACTGCAATATGCAAGGAGATTGAAAACAACGTGGAACGCAACATCTATTCGCTTATGACTGTGGAAGGCAACCTTGGCGTTGACACTTCCAATCCCAACGACAAAGGCGTTACATGTTACGTAGACCCCAAACAAAACGTTGTTGCCACATCGCGCATCGACATCACCCTCAAAGTAAAACCCTACGGATACACCAAGTACATTGAAGTGAAGTTGGGATTTGATACTAATGCTTAATGCTCAATGCATAATTCATAATGCATAATTCATAATGCATAATTCATAATTAAAAGTAAATTATTATGGCACAAACAATTCAACAGACATTTGATAGCACCGAGTACACGTTTGCCGATATTACGGTACGTGTAGGCGGTGTGGACATCACCAAGATACAAAAGGTGGCTTACAAGGTTAGCCAAAAGAAAGACGTGATCTACGGCAAAGGTGTAAACCCAATTGCAGTGCAGCGTGGGCAAAAGACCTACGATGGCAGCATCGACCTTTTGCAAAGCGAATTTGAGAGCCTTATCTCAATGTCGCCCAATCACGACCTACTCTCTTTGCACTTCGACATCACAGTTACCTACGGCAACGCAGAACGCGGCGACACATTGATTACCGACGTATTGCAAGGCTGTGAATTTACCGAAGCACAGCATTCGCTCGGCAACGACGAAACCTACATGAAGGTATCGCTGCCAATTGTATTTCTTAACCTTATCAGCATGAAGTAAAATGGAACAAAACGAAAAACAGACCCTAACAGGTGAAGCCACCGAGGGACAAATCAACCAATGGAAAAAACAGCACGGCGAAGTATACGCCGTAAAAGCCGACGGCAAAGTGTGCTATCTGCGTAAACCCGACCGCAAAGTGTTGGCATACGTATCGAGCATTGGCAACAACCCTATTAAAATGGCAGAAGCCATGTTTAACAATTGTTGGCTTGGCGGCTGCGAAGAGTTTAAAACCGACGATTCGCTGTTTTTTGGCGCGGCTCAGAAAATGGGCGGACTTATCCAGATTAAAGAAGCCGAACTCTCAAAATTATAGAGGAGGCCAAAATCCAGCCCAACGATGCTATAAGGCAGATAAACGCTCAATTGCGCTACTACCTGCACATCGACCCCGACCTCCTCTCTGATAGGGATTGGGCTGAGTGTTTCAACGGTCTTGTATGGATAAGACAACAAGAAGCCAAATACAACAATGCATAATTGACAATTAAAAATTGACAATTGACAATTAAGAATGAGAACCACAGTATTACCCAATCAGAGCATATTTGACATAGCATTGCAGACGGCGGGCAACGCTGATGCTGCGCTTACCATTGCCGACAAAAACGGTTTGGACCTTAGCACAGCATTAGACCCCGGCAAAGAATTGGAAACCGGCGTACCCGCCAAGTCTGCGGCTGTGGCAATGCTTTCTGCCGAACCATCTGCCACCGGCATAACCGATGCCGACGACATAAGGTTCACAGGCATTGGCTTTATGACCATAGAGGATCAAAGTAGGCTCACGGGATTTTGGGTAAGGTGATAATGCATAATGCATAATTCATAATTCATAATTACAATGGCACGGACAACGAGTGAGATATTAGAAGAACTGCAAGCCAAATGGATGGAATCAACGGCGGTGCAAGGACTGTATGGGTTTAATCCGGGCGAACGTTGGGATACCCATTTTTCAAAGGTGAGCATCGAAGGCATAATCCTCTACATAGTGGCGTACTGCGCACACGTGTTGGAAGCACTGTTTGAGAGCACCAAGAATGAAGTAGAAGAGCGGTTTTTGCAACAATTGCCGGGCACAACTCGCTGGTATGCCCAAAAGTTGAAAGAATATCTCTACAACTTTGAGTTAGACGAATGGGGCAACCCCATACTTGACGGGCACACCGACGATGAGATAGCACAGGCACGCATCATTAAACATGCCGTAGCCATCGACGATACCGTTTCGGGTATTCTACTACTAAAAATAGCCGGAGAGGACAACGGCAACCGCATTCCGCTTTCCGACCAAGAACCGCAGATAAAAGAGTACATCCTCCGCATAAAGTATGCCGGAGTGAAAACCAAACTGATAAACGTAGAAGGCGATACCTTCAATTGTATAGTAGATATTTGGTACGATCCATTGTTGCAAAGCAACGAAGTGCAAGCCGACTGCGAGGCAGCAATGAAAACCTACCTTCAAAACCTACCCTTCAACGGCGAGTTTAGCATTATGGCACTCACCGATACACTGCAAGGAGTAAAAGGAGTAAAGATAGTGCAAGTGCGCAATTGCTCTGCCATCGACGCGCTCCGCGTTTCGTACCAAATAGCAGACAAAGCCACGCCATACGCTGGATACTTTAATCCGGGAACGTTGGATATTGAGATGAAACCGTATGTTTAATTGACAATTGATAATTCAGAATTAAGATGCACGAGCAAGTATATAAAACCGATTTTGCCACCACAGCCATACTGCTGCTGCCAATGCCACTGCGCAAGGCGGGCATTGTGGCGGTGGTGTGTGCAATAATGTGGATATTTAACGCGATACGCGACAGACTAAACGCCTACCGCGACGAAACCTTTATACAGTTGAAATACAACGCACAGGTATGCCGCTTGGAATACTGCCTCAACCGATTATTCAACAACGGCGAACCCGGCATAACTGTTACCGACAGTCAGGCAGAAGTGGTAGAACCATACTACCTCTACCATCGAGAGCCACGACCGCAGAGCATAGAGATGCTTGTTTGCCATCGTAGTATGGAACAGCACATAATGCTCAACGACCGTGCCCACAACAAAGAAGAACGGTTTGACTTTACGGTGTACGTTCCGCCCGAGATAGCATTGGGCGATGAGATAGAGGAACGGTTTAGATCGGTAGTAAATAACGCCAAAACACCGGGAAAGAAATGGAGACTAATTCATAATGCATAATTCATAATTCACAATT